AGGTGAGACACACCATAACAACTGTTCAAAATTATGATTAATTCTTTTGTACTTTCAGCAATTAAAGAAAGCTATTACCTTAACAACAACATGAAAGAGATTTCTTTCAAAGAGTACCTTGAGAATGAGGCTGAGAATGAACCAAACTTCTTTTATGAACTCTTCGAAAATGAAGATTACGAGCAGAATTGGGATTCAGTTTTATCTGAAGAAGATAGAGAAGAGTGGAATAATTTACTCAATAAGGCTAATGATATTTGGTCTAAGATGCTTAATGACGAAGAGGAGGAACAGCGTGCACGTGTTAAATCACACATTGAAGATTTATTTGACGGAAAAGATATAGAGGGTTTCCGCGAGCTTATTCAAAATCTGAATAGCTATGATAATTTTAGCAAACAATTCTCCGGTGTAATTGATTTGAACTATATCGACGAAGAGGAATATAAAGAAATCGTAAAAGAGGCCATCACTGAATATATTGAGAACAACGATATAGAAGTAAATATTAAGGTGTTAAATAATGCTGACGTTGTAGAGGATGGAGATAACAGCTTTACTTATAAAGGTGAAGAGTATCAAGGTTTCGATAGTTCGGACGGCGGTGATTTCAATTGCACAAGTTGTGAAAATTTTGATTTAATCAATGAGGCAGTGCAGGAGACTAACTGCGATGATAAAGAAGATTTAACGATGTACTTATGTGGTATGAATTTCGTCTACAAAAATATGGTAGATGACGTGATGTGTAATTTCTATTTCAAATAAATAATATAATAAGTAGTAACCTTAACGCTGGGCTATCGGCATGACGGGCAATGAATATGAAAACTATTTTTTTAAGCGATAATTTCAAAGGTGTACAATCATTCTGCAAGGAGAACGGACTTTCTTTTTCAAAAAAGCAAGCTGAAAACAACCATTTCGATGTAGAGGTAGCGGTTGAGGATGGTAATTTCGTAGACTTTAGAGTATTTGACCCTTATCAAAAAATATTTGATGGATATGTCTACCCAGATGGCTGGTCAAATTGGTTTTTGGACTATGTAAGTGAAGATGAGGAGGAAGATGAATAATAAATAATAGTCCTCTTATAAGTAGAAAATTTAACGCTGAGCTATCGGCATGACGGGCAATATATATGAAAAAAGGTTTCAAAAAACATGAGGTGCAATGCACATGGTATGCAAATCAGAATGTAGGATGCAGAAGTATTTTCGAGTTAGATATAGTAATCAAGGCATTTCGCTGGGTCTCTTCATCTTGGAATGGACTTTGTTACGAACGTGCAACCTTTTTCTGCTCTGATGCTGATTTTAAGAGATTACAGAATTTTCTTTCATCTTATACTGATTTTGAAGGTGTTACAATTGAATAGACATTATCTATTAGCCCTCCTGCTACGAAGTAAGAGGGCATAATTATATTGTGTAATTCACTTGGTTTTTTATAGTGAAACAAATTTGTTTCATTTTTGCACGAGATTTTATTTGCACTTTTGATTTTCTTTCGTATATTTGCAGTGTACAAATAAATAATTAGCACATGAAAAATGTAACACTTAGAATTGAAGACGCTCTCTACAACGAAATGAGCAAGAATGAAGGTATTTCATTTAACGAACAGATTAACGCTTCCTTGCGCAAGCTTGCTGCAATAGAAAAGGCAAGCATGAACGAATTGCGCGGACGTTTCGAAGATTCAGAATGGAAAGCTATTGTTGATAGCCTGAATGGTACTTATACACAAGACGAAACTTTCCGCTACTCGCAAAGTGCTCTTATAGCCCACATGGAGGATAGCGATTTATATGAAGGTATCGGCGCAAAGTGGAACATCGATATAAAGTCGCTTTGCGAAAAAATAAAGGCTTTATCATCTGCGCAAATAGATGCACTTTATTGTCGTGTTGAGAAGTTTTGGGAACATCCTGATACCGACCTCGACGCATGGGCTTTGTTTTGAAAAGTAGAGTATAAAGCTCCTTTTCGGAGATAAATTAATATTTTGTGTTAAAATCATGTTAAATCCGCAAATATAACTTGCGGATTTAATTTTTATTCTTATCTTTGCAATGTAATCAATTAACAACAACAATTAAAAGGTGAGACACACCATAACAACTGTAAGGCTTATGACAACAATTGAAAATCTTCTAAAGAAATTAGACGGCGTTAGAGTTCACACTGCAGGTACTGGTTCTATTTATGTATATTACAATAATCTTAAAGTTAGAGTATCGGACCACGAACCAAATTTTGGCGCACCTAACAGATACAACGATAAATGTTTTTATCTGAAAGATATTGATGGTCACATCTTTGACATATATAATGTTGTCGAAGAAGTCGCTGAATATTTAGAGATAGAAATTAAAGGCACGCTAAAAGGCATGATTACTAAGCATCTTAATGCGGAAATGAAACTTGCCGAAGAGCGATTCAAGTTTCATTTAGCTGCTGAAAAAGAACGTGAAGAAGCTGTTGCAGTCTATAATGCAAAATGCGAAAAGTTGAAAGCGATTGTTGACGCAAATAAGGAGGAAGTAAAGAAAATGTGGAATGAGGCTGAAGCATACGGCGACCAGGCAAGTAATGGAGATAAGCGTCGCAAACGTAGAAGCAAGATGTTTAACAGACTATTTACTGCAAGATTTGGTTTTGAACCTATTAATTCAGAAATTAGAAAATATTTGATGAATGAATAAATACATATTACAAAAGAGCAGCACCCGGCCTAATGGCTGGGTACTGACGGATAGAGAAAACTGCATCGTTATCACTTTTGATGAGGGGTTGTTCAACGAAAGTCAGAATGTTACACCTCTTGAAGATGTCAGTCACACGCCACAAGAACTTGCTCGCATTGTGCGAGAGATGGGCGAATGGGTTGCACGTTATCATGGTGCTATATGCTTCAAAGATACTTTTGTTTTTGAATTTAGTGAGGATGAAAGTGAGTTGCACCTTGTACGCACAAAGGCTCCTCGCTGGCGTCTGGTCCTAAATAGAGGCGAATTTGATAATATTAAGCTCGCAACATCTTTACGGAAAGCAGCCGAATTTCTAACTAAAAAAGTGAGATGATGAAAAAAATTGCAATTGTGAGAGTGGCGCATCAGCATGGAGTTACAATTCCTATGATCGCCGATAAATTAGGGTTGAAAGAACGCACGCTATCCTGGCGCATGGCACAAGATATGCGCTTAAGCTTTCTTTATGAAATTGCACAAGCAATAGGTTGCGATGTAACAGATTTATTTGTTGACGTTTGATATTCCTATTAAAAGTGTTAAATTTTCTATTGATAACAAAAAAGTAAGCAAAATATTTGGCGGTTGCTTACTTTTTTGTTATCTTTGCATTGTGATTAAAACAAAGAGTTCTCTTATTTAATGAAACATTCAGAACTTATTCGTAAGTTGAAAAAGGCAGGATGCCTTTTGAAACGACATGGTGCTTCGCATGATGTTTGGGTTAATCCTAAAACAGGAGCGAGAACAACAATACCGAGGCACGGAAGCAAGGAGATTAAGGAGAAAACAGCTAAGTCTATCCTTAAAGACCTCTTGAATGAGTAAAGGAGGGCCACCTGCAATATGGTGGGTGGCTTCTCTTTTTCTTGAATGAATATAGATGTGATAGGACATTTTAAAAATATTATCAATATGGAAAAGATTATTGCAAAAGTTGAACGTGAGCCAGGTGAGAGAAATTTTTCTTGTGTGCTTGAAGTGGATAGTGTTAAGGCGCGTGTCCTTGGTCAGGGGAGTTCTGCTAAGGCTGCAATTGCCGACATGCTTTCAGGCTGGGAGGACACTAAGCTTGATTTGAAAGAGGATGGTATTAGAGTTCCTGAATTAGAAATTGAATATACTTTTGATGTAGGGGCTTTATTTAACTATTATGACTTTATAAATGTTGCAGGCGTTTCAAGAGAAATTGGTATCAGTGAAGCTGTTATGCGTCAATATGCAGTTGGTACAAGGAGACCCAGTCAAGGGCGTAAGCAACTGATTGTTCAAGGCATCAAGTCGCTCGCTAAGAAAATAGAAGTAGTGAGTGTTTATTGATAGAATATTGAATGCTTCATGCTTCAATTAAGTAAAAGAACTCTTGCCTCTTGTGCGTGAGCATGGGAGGCTTTTTTATGTGTATGACTATGTGTCTAAATTTAAATGTAAAATAAACTCTCTAATCGTTTGCCGGTTAGGGAGTTTTTATTTACTTTTGCATATACCAACTTTTCATAAAGTTGAAGGTTATTTGTATAGGCTTTTTGCTTGTGAAAGTAGAAAGCTATTTTATCACGAAACATTATAACTCTTAATTAGATAACGTAGTAAAAGTAAAAAAATGGAGAAGCACACCTTTACTGTCATTGATATTGAAACAATGACACCTGAAAGAACGAGTGCCTGTGCTTTGGGCCTTGTTCGTGTAGAGAACGATGTCATCGTTCAAAAGTTTTATTCTCTCATCAAGCCTATCCCTGATGATAGAACAGTTACTAACACCCATGTTCATGGGATTACTCCCGAAATGGTTGAGAATGCCCCTACTTTCCAAGAATTATGGCCTACAATTGAACATTATATATCAGGGCAAGTGTTGGCAGCTCATAACACCTCTTTTGACCTCGATGTGTTGGAAAAGGTGTCATTGCATTATGGCATAACAATTTCAATTCCAGGCATTGTTGACACATTCACCTTAACGCAACTCTCTTTAGAGGAAACGTGCAAGGTGCTGCATGTTGATTTAGGGAAACATCATGATGCCCTTTGTGATGCTACAGCTTGCGCAGAGATAATCCTTGTGTTGTCGGGTGTGGAATTACCCAGGCCTACGGAAAGCATCCCGCATTTTGTCAAGCCTAAGGAAAAAACATTGAAAAAAGAGACGAAACAACCTTTATCCCCTGAAGAAGTGGAGAATAAAGAAACTCCTTTCTTCATGAAAAGAGTTGTGCTGACAGGAAACCTGGAAACGTTCCCTGCTCGAGAAACTATTGCAGAAGTGCTCAAAGCGTATGGCGCAGATATTAACACCTCTATATCTAAAAGGACTGATATTGTTATTGTCGGTAAAGGGGCAGGCCCATCTAAAATGCAGAAAATAGAAGAATTGCAAGCACAGGGGCACAATTTAAGAGTTATAGAAGAACCTGAATTGCTTAGCATAATGAAAGAATTTAATATTGAATTCTAACTTTTCCCCGAAATCTCTTGGAGGTTTCGGGGATTTTCTTTAATTTTGCCACTGCTTAAAAGATGATAGTAAACTATCCCGGTGAGCAGCGGTTACTTGCTCGGCAAAATTGCTCGGGCCTTTTTTATGCCCATACTAACATACTGGCGGTTGCCTTCTCGTAGATTTTTCAAAGCCCATCGGGTAGAGACATCATCTTTTAAGCAGCGAGATTGGCGACCGCCTTTCTCGTTTTACCGGCCATGCAGCGGACCTGCAGAAAAGCTTAAGAGATGATGCAATATGCAGCAACAAACAATCCAATTCGACGGAGCGCAAATTCAACAGCGCGTCGATGTTCGCGCAATGTTTGCGAACGCAGTAATTTCAGTAAACAACTATCTTAACCAGCGCAGCGAGGTGTATTCGCGGTTGTGTGACTTCTCCGTGACACGCCGCACGGTGCTCTACATGCACTTAGGTACAATCTGCTTAGGTGTGAGCGTCTTTGCGGTTGTCTCTCACCCTCTCGTAGCTATTCCTGCTGCTGCCTGTGCAGGCTGGCTTGTGTATAGACTTAACAATAAAGAAAAACGAAAAAAGTAACACTTAGTTAGTCAGCAGCACAATTAATAGTGTAAGTCGGTTGTTTTGATGCTGGATGATTCGACTTGCACGTAACTCTTTACTAAATAATAAAAGGAAAATGAAAACATCTATAGTTGATAGATATTTCTCTTACACACGTACAAATGTAGAGAAAAATTGGCTTAAATTGCTGAATAACACAATTTACAGAGAAGATAAACTATTTAATATGATTTCGCTATGACAAAGTTTAATTTAAATCAGCAGGCAACTGAAGCTTTAGAAGATCTTCTTGATACTAATGCACTTGAGGTGAGAATATCTCTTTGCAATGATATTACAGACAAAATTTTGTCAGGCAATGATTTTTCTGATGAAGAGCTGCTTGATTATGTGCGCAGCTTTCATTCGCTCAGAAGACAATTAGAAACAATTTTAAAAGGTAAAAAAGATGAATGAGATTAATAAAATAGAGCGTAACGTACTTGATGCGTACTTTAGCACGCGTGTTAATAACGCTCCTCCTCCCTCACAAAGTAATCTTTTTGTCTCTGACAACAAGACAACACTTGAAATCGTCGAGGCGTTAGATAGTACTTATCCGCTTACACAGCAGGATGTTGTTAGCTACATGACAGAAAATGGTTTCATGCTCGAACCTGATGAATCGGGTGGGCTAATTTGGAAAATTTGGAGGCTGAGATAATTTTTTTCTCAGTTTTGAACGTAGAAATACATTTTTTTACATATCTTTGTTTTAATATTCGCCTGGTAACAGGCAATTGGCTAAAATTCGGCTGCAGGCGTCGCGAGGACGTCTGCAGTTTTTTATTGTATACAATCTACCTACCTTATATTTGTATTTTTGTTAACTTGTATTCTCCGCTATCTTTGTGTTGTAAATCGATTTGATATGATTACTATCTTAAAATCTCTTGCAGGCACCTATTTCAGTGCGTCAATTCCCGATATAGCCTTCACGATTGGGGGCAGTCGCGCAGGCGTTGTCATGACAATTGACGGCGTGCGAATGTATGACGAACATCTGTATCAATACGACGGCAGCATTGAACTTACCGACCTCTCCGCCCTCTTCACTTCGTATGCACATGCGAGGTTGAGCGTAGATGTTGTTGTGACAATTACAGACCTCGGAGACGATGACGCTGTGATAGATACAAAGACGTTGAATGCTAAAGTTGTATATTGTGCTGCTGACTTCACACAAGGCACTGTAACGGCTAATGCCGAAGACTTCTTGCGCACGCATTTCCTATCAGTTTACAGCGGTGATAGAATTTCGGCCTTAGGTCGCTTGGAGTTCCTACACTATCTCGGTACTGATACAGTAGCTATCAAAGCGACTTATGTTGACGGCTCATCGGCTGACTTCGCTGCAACTAAGGTGCAAGGCAATAGCAAATATTCAACGATTGACGTATCTCCCTCACGCTTCACAAAGGCTGATAAGGTGCTTGACTTCTTTGTTGTCACTGCAGGCGAACGTTCGCAAAAATATACAATAGATTGGACCCACCCTGATTGCGCCCCTATCTTGATGTTTGAGAACTCATTCGGTTGTGACGAGTTGATGTATTGCGTAGGTAAACATCAGGTTAGCCCCTCTTTCAAGCGTACAACAGCGAATGTGCTCGGTAAGACGCGCAATATAGAGATTGTTGAGAACCGATTATTCAAAGCTGATACTGGCTATCTCACGATTGCACAACAGAACTGGGTAGATGAACTCTTTCGCGCTGAGCGTGTGCATGTTGTGAATTTCGTCAACGGACAGCCTGTTGTCGGCAAGGAGGTGACACTTACAGAGTCGAAATCGGAGGTCTCAAATCTTGATGATGAGATAGCGCGTTTCACTTTCTCTTATCAGTATGCGCAGCGCATTCACAACGTTATTGACCTGCAGCGTGCGGGCCGAATTTTCGACAATACTTTTGATAATACTTTTGACTAATGAATAAGCCTATTCACATCACAGAAATGCGCAAGCAGCTTGATATAGCAGCTATTCGCAAGCAACTTGTAAACCTGAAATGCTGGAAGCTCAAAACAGGTGACATTATTGAGTATAAAGGTTGGCTGGTTAAATCGGGACATTGGCGCGGTGGCACTCATCGGCTGATAAATCCTAACAATCGGCAGATTCGCGAGGTGCGCGATGTGTGTATCTTTGAGTTCATGGGCGCAGAAATCTATATGTAAAAATGGAAAATGATTCAACGTTAAACTTTATCGAAAAGCGCGGAGATTACGAAATCTATAGCGCTCCTGCAGCTGGCTTTACGAATGGGCACAGCGCCTCGGCTAATGCGGAGTATTCCGAAAATTCCTCCGTTGTCTTTGACGATAGTGGTATCATTCAGCCTCGCACGTTCACGCAAGGTGGTAAGAGCTATAAGTATATTCCGTTTGGTGCTGATGATATGCTGCCTTATCACATCATTGAAAAGGTAGGCGAAAACATGGTCATGGCCCAAAACAAGCTCTTCAATGCGCTCACGTGTTATGGGCAGGGTGTACGCTTCTATGACATCGCTACTGAAAAGAAGACGCGCGATCGAGAAATTCGCGACTTCTATTTTCGCAATCAACTCAACCGCTTCTTTATTGAGCAGGTGCTTGATATGAAGTATTTCTTTTTTACTGTTACGGTTATTGTGCTCGACAATGAGGGGTGTCACATCGTGCAGGTACGGCATAAAGAAAGTTGCTTCTGTCGTTTCGAAAAGGCCGACGATAACGGCCGTATCAATCATGTTTTTTATGCAAACTGGAAAAATACAGTGCAAGATGGTGACGTGGAAATCATTGAGTTGCTTGATGAAATAGACCCCTGGGGTGACTTGCGCGTGCGCATGGGTCTTGATCCTGACCCAGCTACTGGCGAGTGTCGTAGGGCTGCACGTGGTGACGCTTTCGGTCGTGCTACACGCACACGTAAATTTGCTATCCTTACAAGATTCCCCACGCCAGGTTATCAGTACTATCCCATTCCTTTTTATGTCGCAACGTTCAAAGATTCGTGGTATGACATTTACGAGTTGATTGGCAAGGGCAAGCGTGCGAAGATTCGCAACTCTGCTCCTCCGCGTTTTCAGGTTGAAGTACATAAAGATTACTGGAGGCAGATCTGTGAAGAAGATGGTATCACCGACCCTGACAAAATAAAGGCTCGCATCAAGCAGGAAAAGCAGAATATCAATGATTTCATAGGTGGTAACGAAAATATCGGGAAAACGTGGATATCTGGCTTCTATATTGACCCCGCAACTGGCAAGGAGGTGCACATGGTGCATATTGTCGATGTTGAGCAAGGACGCAAGGAGGGTGGCGACTGGGCCGATGACGTGCAGGAAGCAAGTAACTCGCTTTGTTATGGTGACAACGTTCATCCTAACCTCGTAGGCGCTACACCGGGCAAGTCGGCGATGAACAACAGCGGTAGCGATAAGCGCGAGCTTTTCTTGTTGAAGCAGGCTGCGGAGACGGCCTTTCATGATGTGCTGCTTGAACCTTTCCGCGTTATGCTGTATTACAATGGTTGGCAAGAGAAATACGACGTTGATGTACCTTTTATCGTACTGACAACGCTTGATGAGAATAAAGAAAAGAAAAAAGTGAAACCTAACCCCGACGCAAATGGAAACAACAGTAACGAGGATTGAAATTACTCGTAAAACATTAGAAGCTGCCGTTGTGGTGGCAACGAGCAAAAATGGCGATGTTTTCGATATGCTCACAACAGCCATTTCCGACACTTATTCAAACTTTTCAGCTTATGTTTTGAATGCGGTTGGACGGCGAGCAGTAGAAGAGGGTACAGATAATGAGCTGCTTGCACTCGTGAAATCTTACGTGTGTCGACATGCTTTCTATGACAATGCACGTCAACTCGACCTCGTGATGACAGCGTCGGGGTTCGGCGTCGTGTCGGCTTCAGACCTTGCACCTGCCTCAAAGGTGCGCGTCGATGCGATGTTAGCAAACGTGGAGCGGTTGTATTTAACGGACTTTTCACTCATCCTCCCTCGTTTGTTCAAATTGCAAGGGTGGTTTGAGGCTTCACACATGAAGCTTTCGCTTATCAATACCTACTTTGATTATTGTAACATATGTGGCTATAATCACTCTACAATTGAAGACTTCAAAGCAGCACAACCCTTACTTGCAGAGGGTGAGCAGTTATTGAGAGCTAAGATTAGTGACGCGCAATTTGATGCGTTCATCAAGGTTGTGGCCACCAATTCGGCTACGGATGTTGTCAAGCGTGCTATTGATAAAGCGCGCTTTTGGTTAGTGCTACATTTGAGAGGTGATAAAACGGCGGAGCGCTTTGCGTACAATCAGCTTTCAACGATCATGGAGGACAACATCGATGAGTTCAGTGAGTATAAGAATAGTAAGGAATATAAGGCGAATCATTATGAGAATTACAAGAACACTAAGGAGTCCGGGGTGTACTTTTTCTAAAGAAAAGGGGCTAATACTGCATGCGCCTCAATCCTGGCATGAGTTGTCACAAGACCAGCTGCGTTATGTATTCGGCCTACTCGGTACGTTCAGCGACCTTACGCAAATAAAAACTTTCATGTTCATGCGCTTTTGTGGTATTCACGTGCAAAAGTGGACTTCAAAAGGTGTGTTCTGCTTTATGCGCGGTCGTTTTGGACGTAGGAAATTCTTTACCATTACAGCTAATCAAGTTCAAAGTCTTATTCATCAGTTTGACTTCATCGACAGTTTCGATAACATGGGCGTGCGGTTGGATAGCGTCTGTGGCTATCGGGCTGTCGATGTGAACTTGCACGGCATCTCCTTTATTGACTATCTTTCAGCTGAGACGGCATTTCAGGTGTATCTTTCCTCTAAAAAAATGGAGAATATTGATACACTTGCTCGCATCCTCTATCGCAAGCGCAATGGGGATGCACCTAAACATTTGAAGCTTGATATTGCGGAGCGTACTGGCGTATTTGCGTGGTTCTGCTATGTCAAGGCTGAATTCGCAAGACAATTCCCTTCTTTCTTTCGCCCTGCAGGCGGTGAGCCCACCAATTGGGATTTGCTGAAGATGGCAAATGTTCAGTTGCGGGCACTCACGCAGGGCGACGTGACTAAAGAGGAAATGATTAAGAACATGGACTGCTGGCGTGCGCTCACTGAACTCAATGAGAAAGCGCGCGAGGCAGCCGAATTTGAGACGAAATATGGAAAATAATTTTAATCCTATTGATTACTTCACGACCCTTGCTGAAAAGAACCGTCTCTGTCGTGAACATGGTTTCAAGGTGATGCCGTGCTCTGGTCCCGAGTCTATCGAGGGGCTTATCGGCGAATTTCGCAAGACGGAGAACTTTGTCCTTGTTGATGACACGACGGATAACAACGTGCACAGTAACAAATCGGGATTCTTCACGAAATCTGTCTACACAGTGTGGGTGCTCGCTGGCTACAAAATGGGTGATGCAGAGAGTAGGAAAGAGTCGCTTGAGCTTTGCAGAACTATTTTTAAGCAGTTTCTTGCGAAGACGCTTGCGGATAAATTTTCGGGCGCGTATCGTGGGGAAATGGCTTACTTGGGCATTGAGCGTATCTATTACAAAGAGTTGGGGCGTTATAGCTTCAATGGTACGACAGGCCTTTATTTTATGATAGATAATGACCTGCCTACTAACCTCGTGTATCAGGCTAAAGATTGGGAGGAATAGACGTGGATAGGAGTCAGCACATTTCGGGAATGCTTACCAGCTTCTCTACGATGAATACGCGCAATGTGAATGATTTGCGTAGATATGAAGAGGGATGGGCTAAGGAAATGCTGACGTTCTGGCGTGAGCGCATGGATAAGCTCGCGATTAAAGATTCAGGCTATCTTTACAATAGTATGTCGGCTATCATTGGGGTAGGTGCTGTGACAACGATTGAGCATAAGTTTGCCCTTTACGGCATCTATGTTGCTGCAGGAGTTGGCCGCGAGTTTGGAGAGAAATTCAGAGAGGCGAACGGCACACTTCCTTTCTTGTTGCCTGGCGGTGAAGAGTATCGCGAGGAACATGGGCTGAACAAGCAGAAGCGTGTTGGCCCTGCCTGGGGAGGTCGCATGGCTGGTGGCCATCCTCGCGTTAAGCGCGATTGGTTCGCAAAGAAATACTATTCTTCTGTGATGCGGTTGAACGAATTTGAGGCATCGTTCTACGGCGAGGCTTACAATGGCCTTCTATCTACAGGACTGCAGGAAATTTTTGCAGGTGTGGGCATTGGTAGAAATTTATAGTGTATTTTTATTCTCATCACATTTCTTTAATTTTGTTTTCGTTAGACTTTTTTATTTCGTTTTAGTGTATTTATGAGTGATTTGACAGCAACGATAAAGGGCATTACTAAGCAACTCGAGGCGATACGTGATGAGCGTATGCCTTATGCTAACACGGCAACGCGTATTGGTGAAGCAATGTTATCGTTGCTGTCGTTGTATCAGAATACCCCTTTTGTGAAAAAAGCGGGCGAGCAGCAACTTGTAATTGGTGACATTTACCTCTCGTGGGATAAGGAAAATAATGCTGTAAAGGTTTCAAAAGCAGACGGAAGCGCTGCTAACTTTTATGCTGAAGGGGGTATTTCTGCATTCGGTGCCGGCTCCGCGCAAGGTAGTGGTAGCGAAAGTGGCGGCACAAGCTATGAGCGTTTGGACCGTTGGAGCGACTACACTACCGCAAAGGCAGCAGCCGTCCTCTCGGCATTTTTGGGCAATGATCTGAATGAGCGATTAAAGAAAGTTGAAGGTGGCGCGTTGACTTCGGTGGACTGGTCGATTATTCAGAACAAGCCTACATCTATGCCTGCAAGCGATGTGCCTGCCTGGGCCAAAGCAGCAACGAAGCCTTCGTATGCCTGGAATGAAATAACAGGTAAGCCAAGTGAGTTCAATCCTGCTGCACATTCGCACTCTTTTGCATCTCTGTTGAATAAGCCTACAACCCTGCAGGGGTACGGCATTACAGATGCTGCAAGCATATCACACACGCACACTTTCTCGCAGATACAAGATAAACCTACGACAATTGACGGCTATGGCATCGTCAACACGATTCAAACATTTAGAGGTGTTGATTTCGTGCCTGATAAGGCAGGTTACTATGCTGCAATGTCTACAAAGTGCGGAATTGGCGACGATTGGCGACATGTAATTTCAATGGACTGGTCTAATAGTGATAATGTAAATTGGATTAGTCAACTCGCACTTCCTACACATCGAAACGAAAGTGTATATTATCGCAAAAATGAAGAAGGCGGAAAGTTAATCAAAGACGCGAAATGGATAAAAATTTGGGATGAGAAGAATCTGACGAAACTCTCGCAATTAACAGATGACATTGTATCAGGCAAGTATCTACCCCTTGATAGTAACGCTGTATCAGCAACAAAATTAAAGGATAGCCGGCTGATTTGGGGACAAAGTTTCGACGGAACTGGAAATGTTGATGGAATGCTTACTGTCAAGCATGCCGGTTATTCTGGTGTTAAGTTGATATCAACAAGCGATGAGAGTTCGTACAGGTGTCAATGTACTGGTGGAAATGAATGGGTGTTCGGTAGTTATCCGACGAGATTTTTCCTGTGGAATAATGCAGCGAAGCATGTTTTCAGCATCTTGAACAACGGCAATGTTGTTGTCGGAGATACTGAAAAAGATTCGCCTTATAAACTGAATGTAAAGGGTACTGCACGAATTGCCGACCGAATACTGCTCGCTGGTACAGAGAATTGTGATATTAAAACAATAACAAATAACAATAGTTCTATAAAGAATACTGTTGTTACAGCTGCTGCTATTCGACACGCGCTCGATTTCTCGTGGTATGGCACGCACTATCAGATAGGTAATATTCGCGGAGGTGCTGACAATAGCCTCGGCTTCGGTATTACAAAGGACAGCAGCATCCTCATAGCTCGCTTCCACGAAAGTAGCAGCGAAGTATATAGTAACCTTACTCTTGATGGATATTTGAGCCTTGCAAATAATATAGGGCTTAACTTAAGAGATAAAGAGGGACATAATCAACGTGCGTTATTTATCTCTAATTCTAATGTCGTTTATTTTGGTTGCAATGACCGACCTCTTTACACGCTTTTTATGGGTAGTGAGCTACATTTTAACGTGTATAATAGCGGTTGGCAGGACGCACTTGCTATAACTCCTGATAGGAATGCAACTTTTTCGGGTAATGTGTTAGCGCATGGTGGCGTAACAGCTTACACAACGTCAGACAGGCGTTTGAAAACAAACATCAAGCAGGTGGATTGTATGCAGATAATTCGCTCGCTCGGTGGTACGTGGCAGTTCGATTACAAAGATAGCGGTGAGCATAGTATAGGATTTATTGCACAGAGCGTGAAAGGAAGTGCACTGAAGAGTATGATTTATACAAATGCTGATGGTTACTTGAAACTTAACTATCTCGACACGCGACTCATTGCACTCGCACTCGGAGCAGCAGTACAGGTAGACGATAAGGTAGAAAGATTAAAGGAACGGGTAATGGAACTTGAAAAGGAAGTCGAATTATTAAAACATAACTGACATGAAGAAATTGATAAAATGGTTGGCTGACAAGTTCGGCGTAACAACGGTAAGAACGGAAGTTAGGACCGTGGTCAAGGAAAAGGAAGTCTTAA